GGGTGACATTGACGTTGCTGGTGGGTATGTTAAAAACTATCTACCGCACTTTCCTCAACCTGAAGTTCGTATGATGCTTTCTGGTTTTGCTGCACGTGAAGCACTACATATCGCTGCGTACTCTCACTTGATTGAGACTCTTGGATTGCCAGAGACTACTTACAATCAATTCCTTGAGTATCAGGCAATGAAAGACAAACACGACTATGTACTTGATATCAGCTCAAAGAACGGTACACTTGAGTCAACAGCTACTCATATCGCTGTGTTCTCTGCGTTCACTGAAGGTATGCAGTTGTTTAGTTCTTTTATTATGTTATTGAACTTCCCTCGTCACGGTTTGATGAAGGGTATGGGACAGATTGTTACTTGGTCTATCGTTGATGAAACAATGCACGCTGAGTCAATGATGCAACTGTTTAAAACTTATATTAAAGAGAATCCAGACATTTGGAACGATGAATTGAAGAGTAAAATCTACACTATCGCTGAACGTATGGTTGAACTTGAAGATAAGTTTATTGACCTTGCTTTCGCTGAGGGTGAAATGCGAGATCTAAAAGCAGAAGACGTTAAAGAATATATCCGTTATATTGCTGACCGTCGTTTGATTGGTCTTGGTATGAAAGGTATTTTCAAACGTAAGAAGAATCCTCTTCCATGGGTTGAGGAAATGATTAACGCTCCAGTTCATGGTAACTTCTTCGAGAACCGTGTTACTGATTATGCAAAAGGTGCTTTGACAGGTTCTTGGGAGGAAGTATGGGCATAATGGAACAACTGAATGATAGGATTGAAAATAACATTGCTACAGTAGTAACAAAAGCAATTCAACCTACATTCCCTTGGGAAACTGCTATTGGTTATTTGGCACATTGTGCTGATAGTGAAGTTGGCGGACCAATCGCTGTAATGTATTATAAATTACCTTTGGCTGAGCAGATTGATAGTATCGCTCCAGTTAAAGAATATCTATCAGAAAATTTAAAGTATGAAATTAATGGTGCTGATATGTATATCTCTTTGACTACAAAGAATGATATAAAGTATTCTAGTCAGAACGATGTTTTAATCTGGAATGCTATTGGTCATAGCGAACTAAAAGTTTTTGATGAACAAAGAGTATTAGAACCAGGGGATTTAGTTTACATCCCTAAGAATGTGGAGTACACATATAAACCATCTACTGCAAGGGTTTATATTGTTTTTGCTTTAAGGAGAGAGGATGACAACGAAGCACTTTGAATGTGAGGAGTGCGGGGCAAGAGGTAAGATTATCTTAAAATCAGATGAGAGATTAGAAGATATCGTCTATTGCCCAGTATGTTCTGCCGACATTTATGAAGAAGAAGATTATGATGAGGAAGAATAAATAGTTTCTTTACGACTATTTTATTCTAATGTGGCTTTATAATAATCAAGAAATAACTGAATTACCAGAAGATTGTGTGGGGTTTGTATATTTAATTACAAACCTCACCACTGATCGCAAATATGTAGGGAAGAAATTAGCCAAGTTCTCCCGAACCAGAACAAAGACCGTAACATTAAAAAACGGGACTAAAAAGAAAAAGAAAATCCGTGATAAAATTGACTCTGATTGGCTGGAGTATTACGGTTCATCTAACGAACTAAATAAAGATATAGAGCTCCTTGGGAAGGAATGCTTCCGCAGGGAGATTTTGTTTTTCTGTAAATCAAAAGCTGAATGTAGCTATATTGAAGCTAGAGAACAATTTACTAGAAGGGTTTTGGAAACCACGGACTATTACAACGGACAAATTTCTGTTAGAGTTCACGGTTCCCATATTTTAAACAAACTATGACATATCTATTATTTGTAACGGCACTAGGTTTATCCGCAGTCGCTGCTTACTATTCAATCATGGGGTTAGTTGCGATTTTCGCAGCTGCGACTATACCCATCTTCATTATGGGCTCCTTGCTTGAAGTTTCAAAACTAGTAGTCGCATCATGGCTTTATCGTTCATGGAAACAAATTCCACGTTTGATGAAAGTTTATTTCACAACAGCGTTAGTTATCTTAATGATGCTAACATCAATGGGTATCTTTGGCTTTCTATCAAAGGCACACTTAGACCAAGCAGTCCCAACTGGAGACATTGCCGCCAAGTTGTCTTTAATAGATGAAAAGATAAAAACAGAAAAGGATAATTTAAATGCAGCTCGTACAGAACTTAATCAACTGGATCAGCAAGTTAATCAAACCCTCAACCGTACAACAGACGCAGCAGGAGCCGATCGCTCAATCGCCATCCGTAGAGGACAGCAAAAAGACCGAGCCAGAATCCTTAACGAAATCGGAACAACCCAAAGCAAAATCGCCAAACTCCAAGAAGAGCGTGCGCCAATCGCCAGCGAAGTCCGCAAAGTCGAAGCCGAAGTTGGACCAATCAAATACATCGCGCAACTCATCTACGGACAAGAAGCCCAAGACGCAGACTTCCTCGAAAAAGCAGTCCGCATCGTAATCTTAATGATTGTCTCAGTATTTGACCCATTGGCTGTTTTATTATTAATTGCAGCTAATTGGCAAATGCGTAATGAGAAAACGGGGAACTGGACAGAGTTCTTTAAAAAAGAAAAAGCTGAAGATTTCCCCGAAAAGCAAGAAGAAGTAAAACAAGATGTTGATGATGAATTAATATTCGAAGAACAACATCCAACAATAGAGCATCAAGTCATTCTATCCGATACCCCTTTAGTTGACGATAAAATACAAGACGTTTCTATTAAAAAGCAAGAGAAAGTTCTTGGTCGTTTTGAGACTGAACTTTTAGAAGAAGAAAAGAAACGCAAGGTTCAATCATTCCTAGATAAAGTAGGTGAGATTGAGCAAGAAGTAGACAAACTAAACAAAAAATGAAGTACGAATGTAAAGTGTGCGGTGCAGGAAACCCACAAAAAAAAGATTGCAAAGAATGCAACAAACCTGTAAATAGCTAAATAATAGAGTGTGAGTAGTACCTGTCTTATAACTATAATTATATAAGGACAAACAAATGACCAAAAAGATCGCTCTTGCGGTGCTTTTTGTCATGAATACACAAATTGCGATTGCAGATCCAATCGTAACTGACTCGACTAGTAGATCTTATTCAGAAACTACTTCAAATAGCACCACTACAATCAAATCTCCACCGCCAACAGCAGTGGCTCCAGCTATTACAACCATCAATAATGACGTTTGCGCCACGGCAGCATCTGGTGCAGTACAAACACAAATTCTTGGTATCTCTATGGGTGGTACAACCCGTGATATGAATTGTGAAAGAATCAAACTTTCTAAGAACCTATACGATATGGGTATGAAGGTTGCAGCAGTAGCAACATTATGTCAAGATGACCGTGTATTTAAAGCAATGTTAGACGCTGGTACACCATGCCCAATTCAAGGTAAGATTGGCGAACAGGCTAAAGAGCTTTGGATTGCTAAAGGTCGTATTAAAGAAGACGACATTGTTCAGCTTCCAGAAAAGAAAAAAGAAGAACCTATTAGAGAGTCTGGCGATAAGAAATGAAGAAGTTTCTAGTAGCATTATTTCTACTAGGCACTTCTTTTCTCTCTAATGCTGAAATAGTAACGCTGCCTATCCCTGGTGCACCTGGTTTATCAATAACTGCGGGCACAGGGGTCAACGCACTTCCGCTTACTGATATACGAACAAATCCAGCTGCTACAAATATAACTATGAGGGACGATGAGGTTAGAAACGTTCCACTCGGTTTCAACTTTCCGTTCTGGGGTCAGACGTTCAATAATTCATGGATGTCATCTAATGGTTTTGTGGCATTTCAACCAGCACTTAACCACGGCTGCTGTTCTGGTGTTGATTTAACTACAACTACAAATTCAGCATATAACTACACAATCTATGGTTTACATAGTGATCTATATGCGCATCCAGGAGTTGGAAGTAATTGGTATCTTAGAGAAACAAATTCCATGACATATGGTTGGTACAACGTGAGTCAGTGTTGTAACGCAGACGGTGGTAATAGTTTAGAGATTAAGATTAACTCCGCTGGTGTTGTTGATACTAGAATCGCTGGAGCTTTGGTACAGTGGAATGCCGTGACCTCTGGTATGACTGGTGATTTATCTCGTGGAGAATACTTTCAAGCATATCATGGACAAGGTTTGACAATTAATACTACTACTGGTGGGGTTAGTTGGAATACTGCAGGTGGGTTTACAGGTTCTGATCCATGCATAATAAATCCATTATCATCAACAACTTGTTCTGGGTATGCTGCTGCCTACTTAACACAACAGTGTACGATTAGTCCATTATATAACGCTCAATGTCCAGGATACCAACAAGCGTATTTTACACAACAATGTTCAGCTGATCCACTATATAATTCGCAATGTCCAGGATACCAAAGTGCATATTATAATCAACAATGTTCTCTAAACCCACTGTATGATGTAAACTGTCCAGGATATGCCAGTGCATATTTAACTTACCAATGTTCAGTTAACCCACTTTACTCAACCACTTGCGAGGGATACGAAAGTGCATACTTCAATCAGCAATGTACAGCGAATGCGTTATACTCAACTACTTGTCCAGGATATGCTCAAGCGTACCATGCACAACAGTGCAGTCTTAATGGACTTTACTCAACAACTTGTCCTAATTATGCTACAGCTTACGCCACCCAGCAAGCACTCTTGAGAGTTAATCCGCCAACAACTACAACTACAACGACTTCTACAACTACAACGACTGCGAGTACAACAAATGCTACCCAAGATTCTTCTGGCAACGTATCTGTTCCTGTTGTTGCTGATAGTAATGTTAACCAAGTTATAACAACGACAGCAACATCGGCTTCACCTGCCCAATCAGCTACTGCTACAGTACCATTGGTTCAGACTTCTACACCGACCGCTTCACCAACAGTCGCTGCCGTTGTAGAAACTAAAACTGAAACTAAAAACGAAACAAAAGCAGAAGAAAAGAAAACAGAATCAAATACAGCGTCAACTACAACCACTACACAAACCGCATCTACTGAAACAAAACCAGCTGCACCAACCGCACGTCAAGAACTACAAGCAAAACGTGAAGCTGCAGCCAAAACTGCTGCAGTAGAACGTGGTAAAAACCTAGCAAATGAGATGGGTAAGATAGCTGATATTGAAACTCAAAAACAAGTTCAAAACGTTGTTATAGCTGCAATGGGGTTCACCCCAGGATTTGATGTTTATTCTGCAGTTGTTATGAAAGACGTTATTGGATATAAACCATTTACTATCTACGCAAATCAAAAAACTGTAGATAACAGAAGATTGGGTATGGGTCTTTATGGTCCATCCGATAGATTACATAATGAACTCGTAGAATCACAATATAACAGAGGAAATTAAAATGACAGAAGAAATCAAAGATGTCAATAAGAAAGTTGACGAACTTGAAGCTGCTGCTAAGAAGTATGCTAGTAAAGATACTGTTATCAGCATTGGTGGCTATGAGTTTACACCTGCTAAACTTATGGTTGCTTTTACAATCGTATCATCAGTTCTTGGTGGTCTGTATGGCACATTTGAAGTGTACAAAGACTATCAAAGCATGAAGAAAAAGATTGCTGAATATGTATCACCAGACTTGACTGAAATCTATAAGAAGTTAGATGTTGTACAAGTTCAGTCTGAAAAGTCTATGCAATATACACAAGACATTAAAAATGACTTGAAGGGTGATATTCGTAGATTAGAAAATACAGTAGAGTCAGTTGAACGTTCAGCTAAACAAACTCAGCGTGAAACAACTCAAGACGTAAACGAAGTTCGTAGAGAACTTAAACAATTAGATAGTAGCGTTGATAAGAAAATTCAACGAGCACTAGATAACCCACTAGCTGGGAAATAAAAAAGGGAGCGTTAGCTCCCTTTCTTTTTACTTCTTAGGAACTTCGGTTCCTTCAAGTTTTTTATGCTTCTTAATTTCTTTACATTGCTGAGTTACTTTCCCAGTCTTTGGGTCTTTAACATCAATGCAAACCTTTTCTTTTTCAGCAGCCATAACGCCAAAAGACAGCATACCTGCTACTAGAAGTGCGAATAATTTACTCATTTGGTTTATCCTTTCTTGCGAATTTTTCTGAAGCAGTGAAACCTAAACCTGCTATCACTAGATATATTACTGAATCAAACAAAGTTTCGTTTGCTTTGTAGATTGTGAATTGATCAGCCACGAAAGAAGCAGACACTAATAAGAAAGCTAGTAGAGTAACAATACGTTTGCTACTCCACGAATCATCGTGTCCATCCTTTAGCATGCTTTTCCAAAAAGACATTTATTAAATCTCTGGATGATCAGGTTGAACAGGCATTGGCTTACCAGATGAACTCATAACCACTTGTGGTGCAAAGTTTGCTGGTGGTGCTTGAAACACTGGTTGAGAAACATACACTGGAGCTGGTGGTGGCGGAGGTGCCGTCATCATCTTCTTAGTTGCTTCAAAGTTTTCATTTGCTTGTTTTTGAGCAGCCAACATTGCTTCTTGGTCTTCTTTCTTACTGCCAGCTAACATAATACCTGATAGAGTACCAGTTAAGAATGTAGCGATTGGAACAATAAGTTCAAAGAACTTTTGATCAATAGGGCTGATAGCGTTCAACGGTTGTGTAACGAAAATCAAAGAGTACAATACAACGAACACAATACCGAATAGTGTAAGTGATAAGCAGATACCGATGAAGAACTTTAGAC